TATAACTTTAAACACGGCTACTTCGGTAGCCAGTTTACTTAAGCCGTTATTCGCTATAACCACCTTAAGCAAACATCTAATATGTAACGCAAAGCAAGTAAACTGTCAGAATCACCTGTAAGTTTATTAGCCTGTAGAAGAGATAGCGGCGGTTGTCTCCACTACACACCTAATAATATCAGCCTCTGTAGTTGTGTGAGCGTATTTAATTATATGCCCTATCAATATCTTAGGAGGATACATCATGGCATTTCCAAAGGCAACTGGCTATAACAACTTACCCAATGGTAATTTTAGCCCAGTAATTTATTCCAAGCAAGTTCAGCTTGCTTTCCGCAAATCATCTACAGTCGAAGCTATTACTAATAGTGACTATTTTGGCGAAATCGCCAACATGGGTGACTCTGTTAAAATCATCAAAGAGCCTGAAGTTTCTGTTCAGTCTTATGCCCGTGGTACACAAATCACTGCACAAGACCTGAATGACGAAGACTTCACTTTGGTTGTTGATCAGGCTAACTACTATGCCTTTAAGATTGACGACATCGAAGCCGCTCATTCCCACATAAACTTCATGCAGATGGCATCTGATCGTGCAGCTTATCGCTTGCGTGACCAGTATGACCAAGACGTATTGGGCTATTTGTCTGGCTATCAACAGTCTGCCAAGCATACAAATGCAGGCACTGCTCGTACCACCTATCCCGGTACTAAAGCTTTGACTGAAGCAGGTTCTAACGAACTGTTGTCAAGCATGGTATTGAAGAAAAGTGACTTTGGTAACATCACCACAGCTTCTGCTGGTGATCACTCCATTCCTTTGGCTGCTCGTTTGCCCGGTGCTACTGCTATGCCTACCGCTACAGCTTCTCCTTTGATGGTGATTGCTCGTATGGGTCGTCTGTTGGATCAACAGTTTGTTGATTCCAGTGGTCGTTGGTTGGTGGTTGACCCCGTGTTTGTCGAACTGTTGAAAGATGAAGACAGCCGTTTGTTGAATAGCGACTTCGGTGGCTCAGGCTTGCAAAATGGTTTGATCATCAACAATCTGCATGGCTTCAAAGTCTATGTGTCTAACAACCTTCCCAAAATTGGAACGGGCGCTGGTACTACTGGTACTGCTAATCAAAACTCCAACTTCGGCGTGATCGTTGCTGGTCATGATTCTGCTGTTGCAACCGCTCAGCAAATCACCAAAACAGAAACCTATCGTGATCCCGATAGCTTTGCTGACATCGTGCGTGGTATGCACCTTTATGGTCGTAAGATTTTGCGCCCCGAAGGTATTGTCACTGCTAAATACAACGCCGCTTAAGGAGAACATAAATGGCAACTATTACCACTCTCTCTAACTCTGTTGGCGCAGCTACACAACCTAGCCGCAGCATTCGTAACATGCCTTATGTGGTGGAAAACACCATCAACTTGGCTGCTGCTGTAACAGCAAAGGGTTCTGCCCTTGCTGCTACTGACGTAATTGAAGCTCTGCAAATTCCCGCACAATCCATTGTGTTGGCTGCTGGCTTTGAAATCACTGGTGCTGTCACTGGTAGCTGCACAGTTAGCTTAGGCGTTACTGGTGTCACAGCCGCTGCTTATGTTTCAGCTTTTGCTGTGACTGGTTCTCTGTCTGTGGGTGATTATGCAACACCAGCCACTGCCGGATATCCCATCGTAACTAAAGCTGCTGACACTTTGGACTTGTTGCTTGTCACTGAAACCACCACACTGAGCGCCGGTTCTCTCCGTGTGTTCGCTGTGATTGTTGATGCACAAGACCGTGTCGGCCCTGCTTCTGTAGATCGTGAACAGTTGGCTTAATAGCTAACTAAACCGAGGGGCAGCTTCCAAAAGAGGTTGCCCCTTTTTTTGTTTATACATTATGTTATAATAGTGGTTTAGTGTGAAAGATAATAATGGCATATAATTTTCTTGATCTTGTAAACGAAGTGAATAGAAGACTGAATGAGGTTGAACTCACTTCTTCTAACTTTGCTTCAGCTACAGGATTTTATGCACATAATAAAGATGCTATCAATGCTGCCATTAGAGACATCAATCATGTCCATTATGAGTGGCCTTTTAATCATGAAGTAAAAGAACAAACACTAACTGCTGGAACAATTAGATATGCTTTTCCAGCAGATGCAAATACAATTGATTTTGATTCTTTTCGTATTAAAGAAAATACTGGCTTTGGAACTAAGACTCAAAAGCTCACTTTAATTTCTTATGAAGATTATTTAAATGGGTTTGTTGATCAAGAGTACACAACAGAAACTAATAAAAGAAAAATACCAGAATATGTATTTCATGCGCCAAGTTTAGAGCTTGGTGTTGTGAATGCACCAGATCAAGCATATACTTTAGTATATGAATATTACCAAGTCCCTGCGGATTTATCCGTTTATTCAGATGTACCTACAGTGCCTGAAAGATTTAGGCATGTGATTATTGATGGTGCTATGTTATATGCTTACTTGTTTAGAAGCAATGAACAAGCAGCAACTTTAGCTAAGGGTAAGTTTGATGAGGGCGTTAAGCGCATGCGTACTATGTTGGTTAACAGGTATGTCAACATGCGTTCTGGAATGATTACACCAACCAAAGCTACAGCCTTTGGTGATAGGGTTAGATAATGGCTGACGCTTGGCAAACATATGCTTTTGAGTTTAAAGGTGGATTAATTTCTAATCTATCTCCCTTACAGCATGGTATTAATGCTCCCGGCAGTGCTCGTTTATTAAAAAACTTTGAGCCTTCTATTGATGGTGGATATAAAAGAATAGAAGGCTTTGCTAAGTATGACAGCGCAACAGTGCCACCTTATGGTTTTCCTAAAGTACACGGTAGTGGACAGACAGGTACAACATTAGTTATTGCTAACATCTTTGTAACTCCACAAGTTAACGACACGTTTACTATAGCAGGAGTTGCTGGTACTTATTCTGTTAACAGTGTTTCTTATGACAATGCTAATAAGAGAGCAACACTTAATTTAAATACGTCTTTAGCTACTAGCCCTGCTGATCTAGCAGCCATTACTTTTTCAGCGAGTACGGGACTTATTAAAGGAGTTGCTGCTTGGGAAGGCAATGTAATAGCGTTAAGAAATAATTCTTTATATAAATCCACTGGTAGTGGTTGGACAAAAATAAATGTTCCGTCTTATGGAACAGTGTTAGTTAATGGTGCTGGTCAAACTGGTAGTAGCCTTGCTGTAGACGGTTTGACAGACAATCCAAAAGTGGGCGATACGTTTACTATCAGTGGTGTGCAGAAAGTGTATACAGTGCTTACTACAGCAACTGTTACATCGGGTGGAGCCACTCTTTCTATTAGTCCTGCTTTAGCTAGTAGCCCTGCTGATAATGCTGCTGTAACTTGGTTAACTTCTAATTATAGCGATAGTGAAAAACTCCGCACTTCTAAATATAGAATAAGTACAGCTTCTAAAATAGTTGGTGTTGATGGGGTAAACTACCCTTTCATTTATGATGGTACTACATACACAGTATTAGATACTACTACAGATTTGCTTGGTGTTTCCTTTGCTGCCTTTCATAAAAATCATTTAGTGTTTGCAAAAGGAGATAAAATTATTTTTTCTTCTCCGTACACCGACACAGATTTTACTGTTGCCAACGGCTCAGGAATCATTTCTATTGGTGGAGCAATCACAGGCATCATTGTATTCCGTGAAGCACTTATTGTTTTTACAGAAAAAAGCATAAGTCAAATTATTGGTAACACCTCGGCTGATTTTGTATTACAAACTATTACACGTAATGTAGGATGTGTTGCTAGCGACACAATACAAGAAATTGGTGGTGATGTTATTTTCTTAGGGGCAGAAGGTTTAAGACTATTGGGAGCAACAGATAGAACTGGTGACTTTAACTTAGGTGTTGTTTCTAAAGTGATACAACAAGAAGCAACTGATTTAATTTTTTCTAGTTCTTCTTTTTCTAGTGTTGTCATAAAACAAAAATCTCAGTATAGAATATTTGGTTACAATAGTGAAATCACCCCGTCTGGAGCTAAAGGAATTTTAGGCACACAGATGACTGCTGATAATACAGCTAATATTGCATGGGGCGAAACATCTGGTATCAAGGCTTATGTAGCAGACGGTGATTATAGAAACCAAACTGAAACATTGGTGTTTGCTCACACAGATGGATATGTTTACCAAATGGAAAGTGGTAGTAGTTTTGATGGTGCTAATATTACAGCTAGCTTTGCTACACCCTATGTTCCAATCAATGATCCCAGAGTTAGGAAGACTTTTTATAAACTTTTCTTGTACACTGACCCATTAGGAAGTGTTACAACCTCAGTGAATTTAAAGCTAGATTTTGATGATAGAGGTAGTATTCAACCAGAGACAATAACCCTTTCTAATAATACAGGAAGTGTTGGTTTTTATGGCACAAGTACAGCAAAATATGGTACAACTGTGTATGGAGACAGGCTTAAAAGATTGTTTCAAACGCAAGTTGTAGGGTCTGCTTTTTCTGTGTCTCTTCAATTTGTTTCAAACAGTACAGATCCTGCCTTTTCGTTGGATGCTGCTACATTAGAATACTCCACGCATGATAGAAGATAAGGAAATATTATGACGGGTTATGTTCGTGCTGATGGGCCTAACAATATTGCCGATGGTAATATTATTAATGCTGCTGATTTGGATGGAGAATTCGATGCCATTGTAGCAGGATTCAATGCGTCCACTGGTCATAAACATGATGGCACTGCCGCTGAAGGCGCTCCCATTACTAAGGTTGGGCCAACACAAGACGTAGTTATTGGTAGTGCTGCCATCACCCCAAAGATAACCAACATTGTTGATGTCGGTTCTGCTTCTCTTAAATTCAAAGATGTTTATTTAACTGGCACAGTTAATGCTGCTTCATTGACAGCTTCTCAGGCTGTGTTTACTGATGCTTCTAAAGGTCTGGTAAGCAACGCCATTACAGGCACTGGCAATGTAGTGATGTCAACTAGTCCAACACTAGTGACACCAGCATTAGGCACTCCTTCTTCTGTCACCCTTACCAATGCTACAGGACTTCCTGTTTCAACAGGCATCAGTGGATTAGGTACAGGCGTTGCCACCCTCTTAGCCACCCCTTCTTCAGCTAACTTAGCTGCTGCTGTGACAGATGAAACAGGCAGTGGTTCACTAGTATTTGCCACTAGCCCAACACTTGTCACTCCAGCTTTAGGTACACCATCGTCAGCCACATTAACTAATGCAACTGGCCTGCCTGTCTCTACAGGTATCAGCGGCTTAGGCACTGGTGTAGCCACCTTCTTAGCCACCCCCTCTTCTTCAAATTTAATTGCTGCTGTAACAGATGAGACAGGCACTGGCTCTTTAGTCTTTGCCACTAGTCCTACATTAGTTACACCCGCATTAGGCACTCCTTCTTCAGCTACACTTACTAACGCAACAGGTCTTCCTGTCTCAACAGGCATCAGCGGCTTAGGCACTAATGTTGCTACATTCTTAGCCACACCAAGCTCAGCAAATTTAGCAGCCGCACTTACTGATGAAACTGGAACTGGTGCAAATGTATTTGCCACAAGCCCAACGCTGATTACTCCTATATTGGGAACACCAACATCAGCCACACTGACCAATGCTACAGGTCTTCCTATTTCCACTGGTGTCAGTGGCTTAGGCACTAGTGTAGCTACAGCCTTAGCTGTTAACGTAGGCTCTGCTGGCGCTGTTGTGGTTAATGGTGGTGTATTAGGTACACCCTCTAGTGGCACTGTCACCAATCTTACTGGCACTGCATCAATCAATATCAATGGTACTGTTGGTGCTACAACAGCAACTACTGGTGCATTTACCACATTAACTGCAAGTGCTAATTCCACATTCTCTTCAACTGGTGCATTAACCATCAGCAAGGGTACGACTGGTGAGCGTCCTAGCCCTGTTTCGGGTATGTTGCGCTTCAACACCACTACGACCGAGTTTGAGGGCTACAACGGCACTGCATGGGCTTCTGTTGGTGGTGCGGCACTGAGCAACGACACCTCGACAGCAAGCAACCTTTTCCCGCTGTTTGCGACTGCTACAAGCGGTACAGCATCAACATTAAATACCAGCAACGCCAAGCTGTTGTACAAGCCAAGCACAGGCGAGTTTCAAGCATCAGTTCCTGTTGCATTGAATGGTATTGTGGTGAACAGCCAAACCGTTGCGACAAGCTACACGATTGCGGCAGGGTATTCAGGAATGTCAGCGGGGCCAGTCACGGTGGCTTCAGGTCAATCAGTTACTGTTTCCAGCGGCTCACGCTGGGTCGTTCAATAAGGAAAAATTATGGCAAGCGTTGTTGTAAATGGAGATACAAGCGGGGCGGTAACGCTATCTGCGCCAGCGGTAGCGGGTACGGTGACTGTTACTTTGCCAGCGGCAAGTGGCACGATGCTGACTACAGCGTCTTCGACAGGCATCAGCGGTAGCGCAATTTCTTCAGGTACTGTTGCCGAGGCTTATGGCGGTACAGGTACAACCACTGGCTACTACGGCTTCAAGAACCGCATCATCAATGGTGCAATGGTGATTGACCAAAGGAATGCGGGGGCTAGTGTTACGCCTACTAGTGGTGCATTCATTACTGATAGATGGAGATATGGGGCTACTCAATCATCAAAAATAACTTCACAACAATCAACAACAGCTCCTACAGGTTTTATTAATTCTTTATTGGTTACATCTTCTTCTGCATATTCGATTTCAAGTGGAGATGTTTTTGGTCTTACTCAACCAATAGAAGGTTTGAATGTGTCAGACTTTGGATGGGGTACTGCTTCTGCATCTACTGTTACTTTATCTTTTTGGGTTCGCAGCTCATTAACTGGAACTTTTAGTATTGTTCTTAAAAATAGTGCAAATAACAGGTCTTATCCAGCTTCTTACACAATTAGTTCTGCAAACACTTGGGAACAAAAAACTATTACTATTGCTGGAGATACTTCAGGGACTTGGCTAACAACAAATGGACTTGGTATTCAAGTTTTATTTAGTTTGGGAGCTGGCTCTACGTATACAACTACATCTGGCTCTTGGGTTGGCTCAGATATTTGGGGCGTTACAGGAACAACATCAGTAGTCGGCACAAACGGCGCTACTTTCTACATCACAGGCGTACAGCTAGAAAAAGGCTCAACAGCTACTAGCTTTGATTACAGGCCATACGGCACAGAATTGCAATTATGCCAACGCTATTTTGAAACATTAACCTCTGTGGGTGGTTCATCAGCTTATGTGAATTTTTTAAATGGTGGAGCAAATGCAACAACTCAGGCTAGGTTTGTTTACAACTATCAAGTACAGAAACGTAGTTATCCATCTGTAACTTTTACAACTGCATCGGGTTTTTCAACTCAAACAGGAGCTGATGCTCTAACAACTTGTACTGCTCTTGTTGCTGAACATTTAGGTATAAATGCTTGCCAAGTAACTACAACTGTTGCATCTGGTTTAACTGCTGGAGCTACATCACGTCTAATTGCAAATAACGTAAACACAGCAGTAATTTCTTGTTCAGCGGAGTTATAAATGTATAAATTACACAAAGATAATTTTGGTCAAATAAGTGTTGTTGTTCGTGATAATGGAGATGGTTCTATGACCTCTATTCCAATGA